AACGAGATCACGTTCCTGCGCTTGGGATTCCCGGCATTGGTGAAGGACAGTGACGATCACCTGATCCACATCCAGACGGTGATGGCATACATCACCAACCGAGCCGACACAGGTGCGCCGCCTGAACCGGCGGAAGGACAATTTTTGGAGCAACACATTGGTGAACACCTGGAGAAGTTGAAAGAGGCTGACCCGAAGGTTGGCCGTCAGGTGGAGCAGGAGTTGAAGAATTTATTCGCCCAGATGCAGCAGGCAGTTGCACAGCAGGCGGAACAACAAAATGTGGAATCGATTGAAGAACCGGTGGCGGCAATGGAAGCAGTTCCGCCAGGTATTGCAGTGGTCTGATCCACCTGAGTGGAGCAACGAACACGCTGCCAAGTTGCAGCAGTTCATGACAAGCGAGGTGGGGGTTACCTTACGTTACCATCTTTTGAGCTTGCATTTTCAGAATTGCGACAGGCTAATTTCATCTCCAGCAGACCTGGCGTATTACGCCGGTCAGGCTGCCGGGTTTAAATCCGCGCTGGCGACACTTGACGGGATGGCGGCAATACGAAGCCAACCGGAGGAGGAAGTGACCGGGGTGACCGATGACCTGGAGTGGATGAGGAGGAGTGCTTAAAAATTTATGTCTAACGTAGTGGCAGAAAAACCAGTCGAGTTGGATGTCGAACGCGAGCAATTGCTAAAAGCATTGGAGGAATCCGATGCTTCCGCGTTTGACACTGCGAACATAGCCCCGGTACCGCAGGCCGAGGAACCCGATGAGGAATCAGTTGTAACTGAGGACAAACCCAGTGAAGAAGAACCGGTAAAACCGGCGGACGATGAATCGTCCGGGGAGGAAAAGCCCGAGGAAACCGAGGAGGATAAAAAGCCTCAAACGAAGTATTCTCGGGCGAAGAAAACCCAGGAGCGGGCCAACAAGACCTGGCGCGAGGTCAACGATGCGAAAGCGGGGTTGAAGAAGCAGCAGGCCGAGTTGGATTCGGAACGCAAATCGTTCCAAGATCAGCAGACCAAGTCGCTGGCTGAGATTAGTCAAAGGTCGGCAAACAGTCGTTACTCACCCGATGAATACGAGGCAATAGCCAAAGAGTTCGAGGATGAAGGCGACCACGCGAATGCCGAGGCAGCAAAAAAAGCGGCGGAGCAGGCTAGGTCAGCGGTTGCGGATCAGGATGCGAAATCGCAGCAGGCCAAGTTTGTGGCTAAATGGGACACAAACTGGAAGGTGGCGGCGAAGGAGCATAAAGACCTGAACGACCAGGAGAGCAAATTGTTCAAAATGGTCGGTCAATTGCTTGAGCGAAAACCCGTCCTGACACAGTACCCCGAAGGCATCACTGATGCAGTCGAAGGTGCGGTGATGTACCTCCAAGCCGACCGGGCCGAATCACTGGAAAAACAGGTCAGCGAACTTAAAAAGAAAGTCGCTGAGTATGAAGAGAAAACACAACTGAACGGTAGCCAACCTGGTGGCAACGTCCTCGAAGTTGAAACTTTTGACAATTTACCGGTTGATCAGCAGCGGGCGGAATTGGTGAAAGCGATGCAGGCGGCGGATGACACTGGGGTTGGCATGTTCGCAACAAATTAAATTAGGAAATAAAACATTATGGCAGGAACGACCTTATCAACGACCTCTGGCATTAGTGACCAGATTCAACGATATTTCGACAAGAAGTTACTAACACAAACGCTCAAGACAATTGTTCTTGATCAGTTTGCATACAAGGCACCGTTACCCGGCAAGGCCGGTCACAAGACGATCAGATTCTTCCGTTACCCGGAATCCGCAACAACGGATGTCCAGACAATGACGGAAGGCACACTGGTTACACTTGGAAATTCCAAGCAGTTAAGCCTTACCACGGTGGACGTTGCGCTCGCGCAATACGGACAGACGGTTACGATCAGTGACCTTCTCAGTGCGGTTGAATTGTTCAACACGATGGAGCAGGCGACCGTCCAGAACGGACAGGACGCAGCACTGAAGGTTGACTCTGAACTGCGTGATGTGCTGGGCGAATCGACGGCAATCCAGTTGCGCTATGCAGGTGCGGCGACAAACTACGCGACAGTCGGTGGAACCGATGACGCGATGACTGCGCTCGACATCCTGGATGCGGCGACAAACCTGAGAGTGAACAACGCTCGTCCGACTGGCGGATATTTCACGGCCATCATGGCACCTGAAATCGCCCGCGACTTGATGAACGACGATGATTGGTTGGAGGCCAGTAAGTATGGCAACCCGGATCAATTGTTCAAAGGCGAGGTGGGCCGGTACATGGGGGTGCGTGTTGTGGCAAGCACCAATCCGTTCAGGCAAAGCACCCAGCACACCTATTCTGCGGCTGCGAGCATTTACTCCACATTTGTGGTGGGCGACCAGTCGTATGGTGGTGTGAACCTGGCGACGATGAGTGCGTATTCACCGAAGATGATCATTGCCCAGGGGCCGGATAAAACCGATCCATTGGCACAGTTCACCACGGTTGGATTCAAGTTCTACTACGGGTCTGCGATTATCAACGCGAACCACGCAGTGAACATCTACTCGGTCACCAATTACAGCTAATCAATAAGCCCGGGGGGTTAATAGCCTCCCGGGCGTTTATATTATGCCCAAGGTAGATATTCCTATAACCGCACTACAAGTTGCGGATGAAGACGGAACCATGATTGTCCCGGCAGTCGGTGATGCGGTGAGCTTCACTGTTGAAGGTGCGGTTGAATCGATTGGTGATGAGTATGCCGTTGTTGGCATGGAAAGCATCAATGGTGAATCGGCCTATGCCGAGGAGGTTGTGGACGAGGCAGCGGCAGTTGAAGCCCCGGAACGGGGTGAGTTGATTGCGGCTATGGAAGAAATCGATGCGGCAGGAGGATTATAAAAAATTATGAGTACAAGAATAATTGGACGAGGACGAGAAGGACGGCGCATTGCCAGCAACGCAACGGGCGTAGGTACGGTCAAGCCGATTGAGATTAAGGCGGCGACCGGTGACGCATCTACTGCGAACTCGGCAACACCGTTTTTTAAGTTCACGGCAGGGTCAGCATCGACCACTGATGGTGACGTTCCCGTGACCACATCTGATGTGACGGGCAGCGGTGCGGCACCAGGCGGCACAAGCAAAGGCATCCTGGTTGATGTTAAAGGAACGCAATACTGGATTGCGCTTTACGCGACCACATAATGCCGTTGTTCGACTTCGAGAATCGCGAGACCGGGGAGGTGCGAGAGATACGATCCTCCCCGGATCTCGATAATTTTAAGGATGGCACAGGCACCTGGGAGAGACTTGAGGTGCAGACGAGTTTTGCCATCGGTGGTCAGCAATCGGTTCCTACCCAGGCGCAGATGATCAAGCGCGGCTATTACAGACAGGAAAACTCAAAGCGCGGCTGGCGCAGTGAATACAGCAAGAACAAAGTAAAACGAGCATGGGGAATATAGATTATGTCTAGACAAAATGATTCATTAGCGGACTTTGGCGGAACGACGAACAGCGTCTTGACGTTGACAGATGCCGACACCGCGTATGCGCTTACATCGACAAACATGGCCCCGGCATTCTGTATGGTTCAGAATGTTGGGACTTCACCGGTTTTTGTTCGCTTAACGTCTAATCCAGCCGCTTTGGCGGTGAGTACGACAAACTACACGATGGTTTTGGCGGCGGGAGGTGCCGACAGTGATGGGACGGGTGGTGCGCTTAATTTGTCCGGTTATACTGAGGAGATTTCGTTTCTTTCCAGCACTGCTGGGGCGAAGGTCAACATTTCGTATTCCGGGCGGCAAGGAGATTAAACGATGGGCTTTGCACGAACTTCAGTTGGCGGTTTTATCAAGGCGAGTGGTACGACCATTGAACATGATCCCATCATCAAGTCCGATGGTGTGGGCGAGGTATTCAAGTGGTTGGCATCCACCGGGAGCAGTAGCGTCACGATAGATGAAGACGCATCCAACATCCTGTCGCTTTCGGCACCGTCTACCATAATCGGAAGCATGTACATTGGCCACGGTGCCGGTGGCGACACAGACAGCACGGCAGTTGGCGACAATACACTGGATAAAACTGATGCCGGTGCATTAAAGAACACCGCCATCGGTGCGAATGCACTGACTGACCTGGTTGATACGGACGGCAACACCGCTTTGGGTTACAACGCGCTTAAAGCATTTACGGGCGACTACGGAACTGCTATTGGCTACAACGCCGCAGAAAATGCCACCAGTGCCGTAAGACTAA